CATTAGAAGTTGCCCGTGAAGATGTTAAAGCGCGGACGGTTGACGAGCAGCGCCGCAGGCATTGCCATCAAGTCATCCGGGTTGTTGATGCGCTTCAAGTCGCGCTTGCTAGTCATAGCAATGCGCTGCACCTGCGGAGAGGGTTCGACACCAAACTCCGCCGCAAGTTCACAAGCCAAGTTAAATCGGAAAGCCCGCAGGTATCCCGGCGGGAACGCCAAGTTAGTGTCTAGCGCCGCAGGAGTTGCCAGCGGGCGCACCGACACAAAGTGGAACTCCAGCACCTTGGTCGGCACCGGATAGATATAGATCTCCACGTCCGGGTAGGTCATATTGACCCACATCAACTGCGGATACGTGGACGTTACCGTCTTAACTGCAATACTGTTGTACTGCTGGTTATTGATTAGTTTGATGCCATACGACACGTTGGTCGAGGCGTCACGGAAATAGGTAGCGTCGTCCATCAGGATAGGACGCTCGGCTACAAACGTGCCGGTCGGTCCCATCGTGATCGTGCGGATGTTGGGCTGCCAGTTATAGACCTGATCTTGGGTCGAGTAGACCGCCAGACGCTCGGTACTCCACGAGTCGAGCATCTGGTTCAAAGCGGTGAGGGCATCCTGCGACGTGGCCGCAGAGGGGACTTCGCCCTCGGCCAACTGCCCGATCAGCCGCAACGCGCCGTTGATTTGATCGGCAGCAGTTGTAGCCATGATTTACTCCTTACGGCGGCGACGCGTTCTCAACGCATTATGCTGAGAATCCCCCAGCGCCGCCACATCTGACGACGCCGAGGGTTCAGACTCATCAGGATTGGAGGGGTCAAACTCCTCCCATCCTTGTTCCATATCTTCCCTCGCTTCCAGCCAAGAGATTGCAATTTTTTCCCCATGTCTGGGGTGGCGAAGGTAGATATTGGACATATTACGAGACGCTGAAGTTGAGCATGTAGACCGGGAACGTGACAGTGTTGGCAAGCGTGCCCGTTGCCGCAGCGCGGATACGGAGACGATCACCGGCTGCTACCACCAAGTTGGCTGCCGTGCCGTTCAGCGACAATACGCGTCGAGCATTAGCAGTCAAAGCGGTGCCACCCGTTGACTTGGTGGTGTTGGCATCGGTCGCCGCCAGCATCGCTGCGGTGCCCGACCCAGACGTACCAAGGTTGGTGATAGTAAACGTAATGTAGTTAGTATCGTTTGCAGCCAGCGCATCAACGCCTGAGAACCACGCAGCCGACAAAACGCCCGACACCGGAGCGATGACGAACACGTCAGCGTTTCCAGTTGTCGCAATCGTTGCGCCCTGCTGCGCTGCGCTAAACCCGCTACGCACGTTGGAATTAACGAGCGTGGCCGAGTCAAGCGAGCCGTTGATAATCGCCTGATCCGCAAAAGCAACACCAATCGCCTGTGTATTAGGCATATCAATACCCCTTTAGGTGGTGCCCCCGGCGGGTTGCCCCGCCGAGGGCGTTGCTATTACGAAACGCGGTAGCAGGTCCAAGTGCCGACGCCGGTCTTGCGGGCACGGAAGTGACCCGAAGTGCCGTTGTCAACCTGTCCAGCACCGACGAGCGTCCAGCCCGTGCCGATTGCCACGGTCACGTCGTCCGTTCCTGCGTCAATGTTAATGACGAAGAAATCAAACGCGCTATCCACCTTCTCGCTCATTGAGGAAAAAGCCAACTCAAGGTCGGCAACGGTCGGCAACGTCAAGTCGCCAGCCGTTCCGTTGAAGGTGAAAAGACCATTGACCAACTGAGCCGGGGTTGCCGTAGCGGCAGCCGTCAGCGCAGTCGGAGCGCTCTGCATGAAAAACAGCGGCTCACCAAGATTGCCATCGCCAACCTGATAACCGCCTGAACCATTAGGAAGTGCCATTTTAGTTACTCCTTAAATTTAACCATTAGCCCCAGAGGCGGACAGCCATCTGCGGACGGATCACCGAGTAGCCATACAGCACGTCGATACGGCACGGCATACGGTCGTTGTTGATGTCGTACTGACGAACAACGCGCATGGAGACGCCGTTGTGGACCTGACGCGAAGCCATGTCAACGCCCTGCGGAAGCAGGAGGTCAGCCGTGGCAAACGCAATCGCGTCGCGGTGGTACACGAGGTTCTGCGGGTACTGGCTTGAAGCGCCACCCAAGAAGGTGACAGCGGCACCAGACTGCGGGAACGAGTCAACCGTGGCAAGCGCAACGCTAGAGGTGTAGATCGCCGGGCTGATCTTCACAGCAGCGTAAGCGCCGCCTGCGGCAGCCACGTCTTCCGTGCAGACGAACTGCTGGAGCGAGCCAGTCGATTCGCGGGTTTGCGGGTTGACCGAGTACACGTTAGCAATCGTGAACACGTCGCCCTTCTTGATGGTCTGCGTGCCAGTGCCAGTGATGGCAATGGTCGAAGTACCCTGCGCCGAAACCGTCGTGGTGACAGTGTGAGCGCCCGAGCGGGTGCCGGTCGTGAACTGCTTGATCGACTGCGACATGGCAAGTTCGTCGTAACCGAGGATGCCTTCGCCCATCAAGCCGCTCTTGAACTGCTTGCTGATCGTGGACACCGGGTTAAACAAGCCCTTCATGCCCTCGACGAGCGCGGCGTTAGCAGCCGGGTTCACGGTGGCGTAGCGGGGCGACATGCCAGCGGCGGCTTCGTTCAACTTCTGCTGCGCCTGCAACAGAACGAGCGAGGTGCCCGGGGTCGTGCCCGGAGTACCAACCGACTGGTAAATGTTGTTGAACGAGTTGGCAACGTCAGCGTCGATGCTGGAGGCCAACTGGCTGATACGCGGCTTCAGCACGCGCTCGGCAAAGTCGTCCAACTGCATCGTCATTTCGGCGGTCGTAAAGTTGACGCCGATGTGCTTCTGCGAAGCAACCGTCAAGGTCGTGAACTGCTCGTTGTCGTCCTGAACTTGCAGGGCGGCACCGTCGGTCACAAGAGCGCGGTCCGGCAGACGGATACGCAGCGTGGTGCCGATCTTGGCGCCTTCGACAGCGTACGAGTCGTCGTACTGGCGGTTAACGTTGCGGGTGATTACAAGGTTGTTCTCAAGAATTTCGAGAGCCTTTCTCGTAATCATATCAATAGTAAGAAGTGTATTAGCCACGAAAGTGTCTCCAAAAAGATGTTAGCGGTTACGCGCTTCCCACTGCTTAATCTGTCGCTGACGCTCGCGCTCGATCCACTCTGACGCACTCATGGCCGCAATGGACCGTGGGTCTGTCGTGTCGTAGACCGGAGCGCCAGTGCCTTTTGCCGTGACAGGCTTAATAGGCGGGGGCGCACTGGTAGTCTTCTTAACCGGGGCGGGACTGTCGGCCATTTTGGCCTCAATCTTCCCGATTTCCTTAGCCTGAAGGAACTGCGGTAAGCGGGAAATGCGCTCGGCTTCCTTCGGATTAGACCCCAGAAAGTAGGCTATATCTGGCCCCAATTCTGACGCCTGAATCGTCTGTGCCATCACAGTCGTGATCGGCAGCGAGTTGTTGTACGCGACTTGCTCAAAGTCGTCGTACTTGTCACGCGCCGCTTCTTCACGCTCGTGATACGCCTCTAAGAGAGCCATCTGCTCCCGCTCTGCTTCGCGTCGGGCGAGGAGTTCCGTTGCTTTGCGTTCGGCCAGAGCCTCGGCATAAGCCTCGGGGTCTTCGTCTCTGCTAGGCAGTGCGGCTGGCTCAACCGGGGTCGATTGCGCCTTTAGCACCTGCTCTCTTTCCCAACTCTTACGCGCTTTCCTTAGTCTTTTATCAATGACTTTATCCAAATCATCTTGTGTAAAGAGTTTTGGTTCAGTCTTCTCCGGCTCCGCTACCTCGGGGGTAGCATCTACGGTTTCCGGGGCTGCCGTAGCCTCGGGTTCCGACACGGCCTCTGCCGCTACAACTTCAGGGACTTGGTTTTCGTCCGACATAAACTTCCTTACGGAAACCTGATGAACCGCACCAGTACGGTCAAACTTTAACTTACAAGTTGCGTCAGCGCAACATTAGGTGCTGCTGTCTGTGATTAAGCCAATGGTTTGGAGAGCGGTTAGTAACGATGCTAATGCCGCGTTACCGCCACGCGATCCCGTGACCGTCTGCTTGGTTTGAGGCGTCTTGCCATAGAAACCCACAGAGGCCGTACCGAGGCTAAAGTTCTTGACGTTGGCGCACCAGAACTGCTGTTCTCCGCTGCCAAACAAAAAGTTGACCAGATCAATCGGGTTGCCACCCACGGTGACGTTGCCCGAGGTGGTCAGCGACGCAACCAAAGTCACATCAAACGTGTTGGTTGTGACGTTGCTTACGGTATAGATGCCATCGGAACTTGGCGTCGTGGTGGATGCACCGCCTGACGTAAAGTCTAAATAGATGCTGTTGCCGCTAGGAATGCCGTGCGAGTTAAGCGTCACGGTTACAGTCGTTCCCGACTGGCTATACGTCGCTGGAACGCCGGTCAAATCAGCAGCAGAACCTTGAACGTAACGCTCTGAACCCAGAATCAAATCGCTTCGAGTGTTGGATTCGTTGATGTCGTTGTACGCGTTACCGACCACGTTCCAGTGGTGGTAATACGTGCTGTTGTCAGTCAGGTCATAGAAGATGCAGTTTTTGACGATACTTCGAGCAGCGCCAATCACAATCGTGTCGGTTACGGAACCGGCAAAGCAGTTGGAAATCTCGCTCATGGCGATAGCGCCAACCGTGATCGGGTTGAAGTTACCCGCAAGCGTGGTGTCCATTATTGACAGGTGCAGGCCGCCGACAGCGCCGGTTTTGATGCCGTTGCCGAAGTTGCCTTCAAACCATGCGTTCTTGATGGACGCGACGGCATAGCCAACTTCATCGTCCATCGTCACGTCGTAGTAGATACCGCCCGTGCCGGTGTTGCCCGAGGTGCCGTTAAAACTAATGTCGGTGCCGACGATATGCACGCCACCGGCTTGCTTGATGTACAAGCCCCAAGTGGTGTTGCCGCTGAACTGCCCGCCGTAGAACGTCACCAAGTTGCTGTAGACGTTGTTGGCCGACTTCTCGCAGTAGTAACCGTACAGGTTCGCTTGGAACGTGCAGTCGTATACGTCAAACACCAAGCCGCCAAGGCAGTGCAGGCCGTAGTTACAGTTGGTGATGTAGACGTTTCGCAGCACCCAACGGCCAAAGTCAGTGACTTTGAGGCCATTGACGCTGGCAACGCTGTTACCGTCAATCGCTAGATCAGAGATTTCGCTGTACGGCTCCAGCATCGTTGAGATGCCGGACAAGTCCAAGATAGGCGTGGCGGTTGAGCCAAACTTCTTCAGAACCGTTGAGCGCTTGCCGCTGCCCTTGAGGTTGACCGTAATCGGGTTCGTCCAGTTGCGAACAATCGAGGTCACACGGTAAGTGCCCGGTGGGAAGTACACCGTAC